TAGAAAGATCCTGATTGTAATTCAACATCCATCAACGGATACCCTAATCTTTGGGCACAGAATTTAGCTACCTTATCAGCGTCAGCTTGGAAGTCTGAGTCGTTATCGTAAAATGCGAATGGAGTCTGCCCGGCTTGGAAAGTAGATGAGCCGCCCCAGATTGCGATATCAGCCATAGTTACATTTTATTATAAATAGCAACTAAGCTTTTAATCCCTGAACGTCTGATATACTTCTAAAATAGGAGAGACAATTTCATGCCTGTGGTTTTGCTGTAAGGCATATACCTTAAACCCAGATACGTTCTCTTCTATTCTAGATAGGAAAGAAAAACCTGTCTGTCTTTTGTCTTTTAAATCGATCTGAGCCATATCCCCACATACTACCATCTTGCTTCCTTTACCTAGTCTACCTAAGACAGTCTCCATCTGAGTATGAGTAACGTTTTGAGCTTCGTCTACAATAACAAATGCATTAACAAATGTTCTACCTCTCATAAATGCAAAGGGTACAATCTCAATATTACCTGCTTCTATCTCTTTCTCTACTTTTTCTTGACTATATAACATAAAGAGGTTATGGTAGATCGGAGCTAGCCATGGATCCATCTTCTCTCTAATATCTCCTGGTAGAAATCCTATGTCTTCTTTAGCTACTGTAGGACGGGTGATAATTACCTTATCTACTTCTTTCCTAAATAAAAGATCTAAAGCAACTTGAGTAGCTACTAGCGTCTTACCGCTACCGGCCATGCCTTTTAATACCGTGATAGGATTGTCTAAAATTAATGCTTTTGCTTCTTTCTGCTCGTCATTAAGCTGAAGCTTAAATTTGATAGGACCTTTTGGTCTCCTTTTCGCCTTGAAGACCAAGTCTTCGTGGTGGTTTGAAGTCATATGGGATAACTTTTACGTTTACTATAAATAGTACAAAAAGAAAGGGGCCCGAAGGCCCCTCTCAATTAAATCTATGTAAGATTTCTGATTAGATAGTAGCTAAGTCAGAGATAAAGATCTTACCGTAGAATTCAGGACGGATCATCTTCTTAGCGTAACGAGTCATGATACCTTTACGTGGAGTGAAGGTCTGTGGATCGTATACTAAAGGAGTCATCATCAATGGAACGTAAGGAGCATAAACAGCACCTGTTTCCAAGAACTGAGATCCTCTGTAACCCATTAACATTACGTTTTCAGTCATGTAAGGGTTTTTGTATACTTTAAAGCGGCTAGCCAAGCTACCTACTTTCTGTACACCCATTGCGAAGTCCATTTTGTCACCGTCAGTTTGAGCAGCGTATCCAGGAATGCTTTCCAAGATAGTTGCAACTTCTGGAGAACAAACGATGAAGTTTGCACCACCTCTAAGAGTTTTTTGGTGAATCTTGTTAGATACTTTCTGAATCTTAGTACCTAAAGTTTGGAACCACTGACCTTGTGTGTTGTAGAAGTCAGTAGAAGCAGCAGTACCTGAAGACCAAGCACCGTTATCCCATACTTTGTTGTTTCTAGCAGACCATCTTTCAGTAGTTACTGCGTCTTGAATCAACATATCTAAGATCTCAAGATCGATCTCCATAGAGATGTACTCAGATAAGATAGAAGTCAATTCAGCTTCAGCATCAACACTGTGGTAAGCGTTAAGATCCTGTGCGAATTCTGGAGTCCACTGTGCTTTTAACTTTCTAGTCTTAGCAACAATTGCTTCAGAAGCTAACTCAACGTTGATTTCTGGGATAGTAATACCGTTTACATCTTCGAAGTCACCTCTTGAGTTGTCAGCTGGTTGCTTGTGGTAAAGAACAGAACCTACAGTGATGTCAGCAGCGCCTTCAACACCTGATTCTAATACTACGAATTTCACGTTGTTACCTGATACAGTAGTTAATTCTGGGTTAGAAGTAACGTCAACAGAACCAGATAATAATCTGAAGGCTCTTACACCTTTAGTGTCAAATTCATAACCAGTGAAATCTACAGTGTAGATACCGAAGTTAGAAGGTAACAAACCGTCTTGGTAGTTCAATGAAGCAGAAGTAGCTGCAGAGTATACAGCGTTATCAGTAGCTAAGTTTACAGAAGCAGAGTTGATAGAGTAACCGAACTGACCTGCGCCGTAAAGACCGCCAGATGCAGCTTCGTCAACAGCCATCTTATCGTTAGCTGTAGATACGTTACCGTACATGTTAGCTGAAGCGGCTCTACCGTTTGCAGCAGTACCGTACTTAAAGTCTAGATAGAATACTAGACCAGAAGGCAAGTTCATAGGCTGTACAGATACGAAATCTTTAGCAGCGATCTGAGCGAATACCTTTCTTACCAATGGCAAAGCTACGCCTGCCCACTGCTCGCCACCGCCAGCAGAGAAAGAACCTCCAGTACCAGTACTAGAAGCTTCTTTGATCAATTCTTTAGCTTGATTCTCAAGAATCATAGCCATAGTGTTTGTTTCTTGCTCACTTGAAAGACCTTCTAATAGACCAGTAGCAGTCCACTTTTCAGCCAATCTAGCAGCATCAGCTTGTAAAGACTTGAAGCCTTGTGCTGATTCGTTTAAAAGATTGTTTAAATCCATGATTAATTTTTTCAAATGTTATTTAATAATTCCTGCAAGTTTTTGCATACGTAAAACAGCCGCGTTAGCTTCAGTAATTACCTCTGGTTTGTCAGATTTTCCTACAGCAGAAGAAGCAAATCCTTTTGCCTCTCTAACTACTTCTTTCTTATTACCAGAAGGAACGTTTTCACTAACGGTCTCAAATACTAACTTAACTTCTTTAACTGTTTCAGCTTTATCAAAAGCAGCAATAACATGTGCTTTTTGTGACTCAGAAAGAGTGTTTGCTTTGAATACTTTATTTACGTACAACAATTTTGCGTTCAACAAGTTAGTCTCGTTGAGTTCTTTTTGAAGAGTTTCGACAGTCTCTAAAGCTTCGTTTAAGTCAGCTTCATTAGTACCGGCGCCACCTGCACCTACGTTAGAGCCTGCTTTACCAGGAGTACCTACAACGCCTTGTTGCATAGAGCCAGCAGTACTAGCGAGCTTTTCAAACATGCTCTTTACTTTAGGTCCTAAAGCACCGCTAAGAGCTTTCTCTTGGAATACTGTAAGTCCACCTGCTGCAGCGATTAAAGCAGCAACACCGCTTCCGATCATTACTGGGTCTACCGCTACTTCGTCTATCGTTTCTTCTTCCATCCCGTAATCTCCTTCTTCCATATGATCTTCTTCTTCCATATGATTTTCTTCAGCGATTACTTCTTCTTCAGTAGTTTCCTCTTCAGTTACTACTTCTTCTTTTGCCATGTCAGCTAATTCAGCCATCAACTCTTCTAAGTTGATTTCCTCATCGTCAGCAGCAGTCATATCGGCACCAGCCATATCATCTGCTTCCATGTCAGCTTCCATGTCATCCTCCATAGCACCTTCCTCTTCTTGGTCACCCATTTCTTGAGATAAAATGTCACGGATCATGTCTTTAAGATCATCTACAGTCATATCACTGTCTGCGATCTCATCATCACCAGCAGGCTCTTCACCTTCTGCATCTTCTTCCTCGTCAGCTTCGTCTTCAGATTCTTCTGAATCATCCTCTGCTTCCTCTTCGTCAGCTTCGTCAATTACTTCTTCTGCTTCTTCAATAGTCTCTTCGATAATTTCTTCAACAGAAACTTCCTCTTCAGCGATTACCTCTTCCTCAACCTCTTCTTCCATTTCCTGGAGACGTTGAGCTAAAAGTTCTTTCAACTCAGGAGTAATAGACTCTTCTAAAGCAGCTTTAGCGTTAGCGATAGCAGCTTCACGGATAGATTTTGCATCAGCAATTGCTTGCTTGAATAAATCTTTGTTAGCCATAATGTTAACTTGTAATTCTGTACGTCTATTGATTAATGACGTAATAGTATTTTTTTAGATAGAATACCGTATCGAACGATATATTCATATATAAATACATATAGAAATAAAAAACCCGTAAACTTTCTTGTCTACGGGCTCTCTATTGTTGCCTAAGGTAGCAGGCGCTTTTAAAGCATTACTGCTTATGCTTTATCTTCAGCTACAGATATTTTTCTGTATTCGGTAACGAGTTTTTTAATCTCTCCTAAAGCTTTTCTTGCTCTACCGTGTGCTGCTTTAGTTGATCCTTCGTGACCTGCTTTGAAATCTTCGTAAAGATTTTCAATCTGTTCAAATAATTCTTGTGTGTTCATAAAACTAAATTTAATTAAGCTCTTAGGATATCTCCTAAGATGTTGTGTAACTTGTCATACTTACCTTGCTTGGCAGTATTCTCATTTAATGATATTGGATTCATAAATGCTCCATGTGTAGATGGATTAGAAACGAAATCCCAACATACTAATTCAAAATCGTCTTGTACTTCCAAGTGACCTTCGTTAGTTGGTTTAACTGAACCTGTACCTCTGGATGAAATACCGATTACGTGTCCACCTAAAATAATTTCCTTTACAATATTACCTGAAGGAGTGTTTAGTAATTCTACTTTACCGCAAAGGTCCATTCCATCCCACCATAAGTCTTTAACTACGTGAGAGGCATTTTTAAGAGAGACGATAGCAGACTCTGGGTGATCTAATTCACCGTAAGCGTTTCCTATCTTAACAAAGTTTTCCATGTAGTTGTCAACTTCTCTCTTAAGAACGGCTAAATCGTATACTCTACCGTTTTGATTCTTAGCACCAGCTCTTTGCATTACACCGGTAACTTCGAATACACCTTTCTTACCTTTTACTTCAGTAATGGTAGGTCTAAATGGAGTATATTCTACTAATACGTTGCTCATAATTATTCGTTTATAAGGTTAACGATAATCTTTTTAAACATCTCTTTAAGAGCTTTTCTTTTTTCTTCTGGGTCTCTGTCGTCGAGATGTTTATTTTCTGGGTAGTCGTAGAAAGATGGTTTGTCTTGATCTTCTTCGTTAATCTTCTCAACTCTGAATCTTCCGTAAGCTGCTGGGATATCATCTCCGTCTAACTGATCGATGATTTTCACTTTACCGTATTTTTCAGTATCGTAAGTTTCACCTCTACTGTAACCTGCGGCAGTCATTGGCAAATCTACAACTTCTCCTTCGTCTAACTGATCTTTATCACGTCCAATGTAATCTTCCATATCATCCTTAAGATCATCTAAAGATAAGAGGTCTTTATATCTTTTTAATCTTGAAGCATCTCCAGATTCTAAATCATTCTTAACTGAGATAGCATATGCTTTAGCTACTTCATCTCTAGGATCTACATCTTGAATTAATTGATTGGTTAGCTTAGCAATTCTCTTTACAGTGTATTCGTCGTTTTCGATATTCTGAATAGCTTCTTCAACTTCTTCTTCGTTTACTTTTGTAAACGTAGTATTCATTGGAGTAGCTCCGGATTTTTTAGCGTTTGCAATATACTTATCAGCTTCTTCTTCTGAATAGTTTTTACCTTCTTCTGCTTCAAACTCGTCTTGACCAGGAATAGCTACTTTTACTTTTACTTCTTTTAAAGTAACTTTCTCCATTTTCTCTCCCGGAGCTTCTAATTGCTCGCTATCTTGCTTAACGTAATATAAAACGTCTTTAGCTAGGTTCTTAATAGCCATTTCTCTACACTTAGCGTATTGCTCAGGAGTAACGTCTAACGTACCGTACTTCTTATCAAGTTCAAACTTGATACCTGTATCTAGTACATCAGGAGCAACAGTATCTTCAGGAGATGCTGTTGAGTATTTAGGCTCTTGTGCTTTAGCTTCAGTAATAGCTCCTTTGTTCTTAAGGATAGCTACCGTATCGTCAAAGCTATTTACAGTAGATACAAATTGAGGCACCTCAATAGCTGCATCTCTTCTGAATTGAGTCTTAGAAAAGTTTCCTTCTAATACTGCGTTATATTTTTCTTGTAATGTTCTCATCTGTAGTCTACTAATTTAGTGCTTGATGGTCTGTTTGGTCGTTCTACTTTTTTAAAGCCCATTTTCTTTAAGAATTGGACTGCTCTATTATCTCTTCCGTCTTTTGAAAAAGCTGCTGGTGTGGCGTATTGAGCACCAGTGCCGGGGGTAAAACTCGCTCCAGTACCTGTTGCACTAGTTTCAGCGAGAACCTCTATAATGTACTCTCTTAGAATCTCTGCTAACTCCTCTTTCATAAGTTTCTTAGCTCGTCTACTAATTCGTAGTACTGTAATAAGTTAATGATATGGTTATCACCTACCTTAGTTTTATTTGAGATAGGAGCGATACTCTTAGCTACTTCATCTAACTTAATCTTAGCGATATCATCAGATACTTTTTCCTTTAACTCATTAACAGCAGTTGAAATCTTTCCTAACTCCTCGTTAATAAGTGTTCTAAGTTTTACTTGAGATTCTGAAGCATTAATAAATTCTCTTAAGATTGTTTTTTGCTCAGGTAGTAAGTTATCATAAGCTCCGTTAAACCTCTCTAGTAAGATTTTGTAAGTCAATAATCTCAAATCTTTATCGTATTTCGAATACTCTTCTACTAAAGCATCTTTTACGTCACCTTCATCTTGCTTGATGTTAGTTAAGTGTTCTAACAAAGTAGTCTTATTATCTATGATAAATTGAGGATCTACTAGATCGGCATTTTGAGCTTCCATTAAACAGTATAGAGCTGCTAATGGCTTATAATCTCTTACCTTCATAGAGAAGAACTCATCTAGATCGTAACTATTCTTAATCTCTGCGATAAGTTCGTATTTCTGTCTTTTTATAGCAGTTCTATCAATCTTAAGGGATACCTCGGTAATAGTAGAGAGGATAGTCTCTCCTTTCATTTGGGATACTCCTTTATTTTTTAGGATATATTCGTAGAGTCTGAATTCTCTAACTAATGATGATTTACCGGTATAGAACTTCTTCAACACCTTTACCGCTGGTGAGTCTTGACGGGATAAGGTATCTGCTGCGATCTGCTTTACTAACAGTTCAAAGATTAATCCAGTATTCTTGTACTTTGAATGTTTAATTCTCATGAGTATACTATTCTACTAATATAAATATATGTTCTTAACCTAAATCTTTAATATTGCTTTCATCAAGCAGTCCAGACTCTTCTTCTTTCTTTTCTTCAAAAATTAATTTCTTCTTTGGTTCGAAAAGATTCCTGTTTTGGTAGAACACTGACTTAGTATTGTAATTGTCAACTTGTGATTCTTCGGTAACTGTAATTTCACCGTCTTCTTCATTATCGTAGCCGCCGTGCATGTCATGAGTACCTAGTCTATCTCTACCGAATGGACTGTCTTGAGTACCGTAGGTAGAGGCGTGAATCTGAGGTCTTCCTTCAGGATTTGTCTCATCATATCCAACAGGCATCTTAGGTGTATCCATTCCTCTTCTACCGTACATTGAAGCAAGGTCGTGAGGTGTACCGTAAGTAACTCCAGATTTAGCTGGGTCGTTTCCTTCGTTTTCAATCTGAGCGATTCTAAATCCTCTTTTACTGTCCTCTCTAACTAAGTCTCTTTGTTCATTAAACTGGTCTTCAGATAAGTTAAAGATGTTTTCGTAAATATAATCTGTAGAGAACATTTTACTCTCTACCATCTGTGAAGCTAGGTCCATTTTCTCTTTTAATAGAGCAACCTTTTCTTGTTCGTATATAACAGATGGAGTAGTAAGTTTAAGTTCAAAGTTTGTTAATCCTTCTCCTTTGTACCCTTGAACGTACAAGTGTACTAAAGCAATCTTAGTCAATTCAGATTCGACGATTCTCTGAATACGTTCGATAGTTCTTGCGAATCTAATATCTTCTGCTGCTAAAGTAGCTTTACCTTGTAAGTCACCTTCGTAACCGAAGTATGCTTTAGGTACCTTTAATGCAGCAAACATTTTATCTCTTAAGTACTCAACGTCATTGGTGCCGTCGTAATCTAATCCTTTAGTTGTATCGATTCTTGTTGTAGCATCTCCACCTCTAACTGGAATAAAAAAGTCCTCCATCATGTTCTGCATGTTGAACTTCAAGTTATATTGACCTGTTTCTTGATCAATATAAGGAGTCTTCTTCATCCCGTTGATAGTTTTTTGCATAAACTGCTCAACTTCATTAGGTGGGATCTGTCCTACGTTAACATAGAATACCCTCTTCTCAGGAGCTCTCATGATACGGTGAATCAACATCGCATCTTCCATCAAAGTCAACTGCTTAAAAATCTTTCTAGCAGGCTCTAAATAAGAACGTCCGTAGGGTAGGTAGTTTGTATCTGATAATAACCTGAAGTGTGCAACTTCGTAGTTATCTAATTTAATAACTTTATCTTTATGTCTTGGTAGGTAGTTTGGATCTGCTGATGAAGCGATACCGTCTGGGTCGATGGTAAACTGCACCTTAGCCGGTTCGTCGGGATCTTGACTCTCATGTCTTACCATACTATATACTGTGTACGGTAGTACGTTGTATACACCGAACTCCTCTGCTACTTCTAACTTCAAGAAGAAGTCACCGTACTTACACATATTACGAGTCCATGACCATAAGTTAAACTCAAGGTTTAGTACATCGTAAAATAAGTTATGAAGGATCTTTTTAACGTTTTCGTCAGAAGATTTGATAGTAAGTATATCCCCCATATCATTCTTTAGACATGATTCGTCGGCTAAGATGTCTAGTGCTGAAGCTATAATAGGATCTGTATCCATTGCTTCATAATCAGAGTATAATTGAATCCTTAACGTCTGATAATTCAGGTTAGGATTAAATATATTCTTATTGTTATATAGGTATAGTCTTGAGAATCTATCTACTAGAGAGTTGGTTTCGTATCTACCTGTACTCTGAATGTGATTAACATCAGCTACCTTTAGCTGATTTCCGCCGACGTTTCGAATTACTACGTCGGTAGAAAATAATCTCTGTAATCTACCAAATAAGGAAGTATCAGCCATGTAAAAATAGTTTAATTATAAATAGGCCCACTAAAGTAACCAGGATACGTCCTCTTCTCCATTAGGGGTTTTCATAATATAAGGATTATTTTGCATATTACCAACTGAATATGCAGCTCCTTGTCTTTGATTTAAATTTGACATAGCTGATAGACTAGCTCTGGATAGGTCCATACCTTGTTGTCTTAGTCTCAGTGCTGTGTCCCTAACGTAAAGTCCTGTTGCAAAAGCCATTACCAAGTCATCATTGTAGTTGGTCTGTGCTTGAGCTTTACCGTTCTTCCATACAAAAACTCTCATCTCTTTTAGTAGACGTTGAGATTTTATAGTCACAGATCTTTCCCTAACATAATCCATCATCTTAGCAATAACTAGTGGTCTAGTTCTCATAGACATTGTAAAGCCGGGAGTAAGGTTTCCTCTCTCCATTTTATTCATATACGTCTCTACTGTATCTTGATCCGATTTAGAGGAGTAGTAGAAGTTCTGATAATCTCTTTCTATAATCTGTTCAATAGTAGACCATCCGATGTTAGCATTCTCTACTACAAGTAATGCGTTATTATACTCTGTTGCTACTCCTACCAGTAAGTTACCGTATTCTTTAGGAGGTACCTTGCTCTTAAATTCAG